AGTGGTCTAAATTCGACCTTTGTAACTTTAAACTTTCTTGCTTTGCGGTTTCAATTTTCGCAATATTAAAAAGTTCGTTTTTCTCTTTTAGATAAGTATTAAATACCTCTAAATTTTTTTCGATTGTGTTTTGTTCGTTTTTCATTTTTTTTTGTTTTTTTTAATTGTTTATTTTATTTTATTTATTTGGTGCACCGCGGTGCACTTTTTTACGATTTTCGCGACAGGGCATACCTCTCCCCCGACCTTACGGCCTATTTTTTCAGAATAAAGAACGCTATTAATAATTAATCAATGATAATAATCAATCAATAATCAATCATAACAATACAAAGATACTACAAATATTTTAAATAGCAAATAAATAGTAGATTATTTTACTAAAAATAGTAAAATAAAGTCACTGATAATCAATAAGTTACGAAAGTGTTTAGTAAGTGCTTGAAAATCAATAAGTTATAAAGGGCAAAATTGCCTATTAAATTAAGATAGGGCTAAAATAGGGGCATAGGGGTATGAGCGTTTTACGGCTATGCGTGGCCGTTATAACGGCTATGGATATACGAAGAAACTTCGGTAATGCGTGGCCGTTAGTAACTAACGGCTATGCATATACGCAAAGCAATTAAATATATATCGAAAGTATATAAATTTAATATCGTTTATTAATATATAAAATGTAATAAGGGGCAAGGTTCACTACGTTAGTAATAACGGAAAACGTCACCCCGTTAGTGTAAGGGGCAAAGGGTAGCCCGTTAGTAATAGGGGCAAACATCCCCGTTATAACGGCTACGGCTATACGAAAAGCCAAAAAGTATTTCCAAGCCCAACCAAATCAACACCCCACCCCCTCGAAAAAATCTCGTTTCCAAATCCCGCACGGCAACGCAAAACCGCTATAGTACCTCCACACTACGGACATCTGATATTTTTATTATCTTTGCTTTAAACCAATTAAAAAGAAAGTTATGATATTAAAAAGATTTCAAAACGCCAATGTATCGAACAGCATCTATCAGCAGAAAGGTGCAGGACTTGGCTTGAGTGTTAATGACGGGATGTTAATTAACAACAGAATGGACAGCACAACGGGCATTCAGAAGGCTTGTGAGATGAACAAGATGAAGAAGATTGCACAGAAAGCTGAGGTTATGAGCAGTGCTATGATGATGTCCAAGATGGGCGATTGTGGCTGTGGGATGTACTAAGAATTGTACGAATAACACATTAGTTTTGGCATATAGACCAAGATAGTGTGTCGTTCTTTTTTGATTTGTGTTTTTGGGGAGGTCTGATTAGCCTCCCCTTCTTTATTTTTTATGTATAAAGTATTGTATTACTATTGTTCTTTTCTATGTCATTTAATTAATTATAATGTCTTTTTAATGTTGATTTAATGTCAATAATAATAGTATAACTAATTGATTATTAATACTAATGTCGAAAATGTCAATTTTAAAGATAAACTGTATTCAAAGAAAATAATAATAAAGGAGGGAAATATAGAGAGAGAATAGGGAGGATAAGAAAATCGTGTTTTCGACATTCCTAAAAAATTCAATGATTATTTGGTTTTAGAAAAAAGTTGATTATGTTTGCAAAGAAATCTAATCGAATCAAAAAAGAAATGAACCAAACAGGATACAGCCCAAAGGATTTGCATTTCGACCAAGCAGGTCGCCAAAAACTTATCAGTGGCATCAGCAAGATGGCTTCGGCTGTCAAGAGCACCTTAGGACCGGGAGGTAACACGGTCGTAATCGAATCCCCACATCACACGCACGGAATCACGGTAACCAAAGATGGTGTTACGGTGGCGAAGGCGATTGACCTGATTGACCCGGTGGAGAACCTTGCGGTCAAGATGATGCGTGAGGCGGCAGACCGCACAGCAACAAGTGCAGGTGACGGGACGACCACAGCCATTGTCCTAACGGAGGCGTTGGTGAAGGCAGGGGACGAGATGATTAGTTCGGAGCACAACAGAACGGAGGTGTTGCGAAGTATGGTGGAGATAACGGACAAGGTGGTGGAGAAGCTAAAGAGCCAAAGCCGTAAGGTGAGTAAGTCAATGTTGTCCGATATAGCAACCATTTCAGCAAACAATGACCCATTAGTTGGGAACATCATAGCAGACGTTTACAAAAAGGTCGGTAATACGGGCATAGTGACCGTAGAACGAAGCCAAACGGCTGAGACATACTCAGAGACCACAAAAGGATTAAAAGTCAACAGAGGCTTTCTTTCGCCCCTTTTCGTGAACAATCAACGCAAGGATGAATGTGTCCTTGAGGATGTGATGGTCTTGGTGGCTGATATGGAGATTGGGAACATCTTGCAGTTGGAGATGGTGTTGAAGCCAATCATCAGCGAAGGCAAGAAGCTATTAATCATCTCTCCGTGCAGCACGAACGTGGTCAACACATTGGCGGCTAACGTGGTGAAGGGGAACTTAAAGGTGTGTGCTATCGCACCACCGAACTTTGGATACAAGCAGCACGAGCTGATGCAGGACATCGCCATCAGCGTGGGGGCTAACTACTTCAGCGAGAAGACCGGTGATGATATGAGCCACATTAACTTCGGGGACTTAGGTCACGCAGCGAAGGTGATTGTGAGCAACGACAGCACCGTGATTATAAAGTCGGACATTCGCTCCAAGCAGGACAAGATTGACGAGCGAGTAAAGCAGCTATGGGAGGCTCACAAGGAGGCGACCAAGAAGGCTGACAAGGACTTCCTGTTGGAGCGTATTGCATCCCTGACAGGTGGTATCGGTGTCATCCACGTAGGTGGGAACACTGACCTTGAGCAGAAGGAACTGTACGACCGAGTGGACGATGCAGTATGTGCTGTACGTTCAGCGTTGGAGGAGGGCATCCTACCGGGAGCAGGGAAGGCATTGTACGATATCAACGTCAATGATTTAGGGCTTGAGTGGAACACTCGTGAGCAGTCGGTGGCTGCGATGATTATGATTGAGGCGTTACAAGCTCCGTTGAAGCAGATACTTGCTAATGTTGGGTTAGACGCTCAGATTGTGTATGGTGGCATCACTCAAAAGGGAGTGGGCTATAACCTAAAGACGGGTAAGGTCGGAGACCTAATTGAGATGGGGGTGATAGACCCGTTGAAGGTGACACGCTCGGCATTAGAGAACGCAGTGAGTGTGGCTGTCACAATCCTTAGTACCAATGCAATCGTAACAATGGCAAGAGTTTATGAGAACGCTTAATGAGTTGTATAGTATGTATCCGGAGGAGAACTTCCTTAGGATAGAAGGCTTCGACGATGCTGTGATAGGCGTTGAAGAGATGACAAAAAGATTGGTGTATTCTAAGTCCAAGATAATGAGGCAGTTGATAAGAAGTATGGACTATGAGACAGCGATGCAACATTTTGACTATAACATTCAGGGAGCGTTAGATAAAGATTACTTACCCATCATCGTGAACGATATGTTTTACACATCAGGAATATGAAACCAATCGGAAAAAATATAGTGGTTAAGACCATTGAGGAGGACGTAGTAACGGACTCAGGGCTTATTTTATCGGGCGAGGATACCAATCAGTTGCGATATCGCAAGGGCTTGGTGGTAGCACCGGGCACTGAGGTAAGTGTTATCAACGAAGGGGATGCCATCTACTACGACAAGGCTCACGGTTATACGATGATTATTCGTGACATTCAGTACACGATTATTCAGGAGCGTGACGTTGTGGTTGTTTTGACTTAGTCCGTAAATCCATAATAAAGTTACGATAGACCTTATCGGTGTAACGCACGTTACGCTTGAACATTGGATTGGCATCTCTTGAGATAGGGAGTTCTTTTCCTTCGAGGTAGTTATATACTTCGGTTACCATTCGTTGAGCACGAATAGAGAGACTATACCTAAGCCGTCGTCCCACACGAAAGGTCTTAGAGCCTTCAATCCATCCTTCTTGGTTTAATCGATCAAAGCGTTTTCTTTCCCACGACATTACACTATCGAACTCTTCAAACTTATCTTTTGTGAAATAGGGTTCGGTATATAGGAACAGCAGCATCTCCAAATCTGCCTGTGTTAGATTATACTTTACTTTTATGTATTGCCGTATTACACGCCAATATTTTAGGTAATCTGACTTTTGTGATTTCATTTAATTTTATTTTATACATTTGTAGCAAATGTAATTCATTATGTCAAAAGAAACTAATTCAAAAGATACAACAGATAAGAAAGATGATGATGTAGCTGCTAAGAATAAAGACTTAGAGAGTTTACGTAGTGAGGTTGGTATCTTAAAGCAGTATATTAAAAGCAAAGCTGAAACAGAAGCAGCTAAAACTACTGCTGAAAACAAGAAGACAGCAAAAGAAAATTACGAAAAAGGAAGACTATCTAAGAACATTAAGGGGCTTAGTGGGTTAGCAGGATTACAACCGGGATTAGGACAACAATCATTTAAAACAAAATAACATTATGAAAAAAGCAACTCCAAGTTTACCTATGTCATCACGTATGCAGATGCCATCAGGTGGTGGTATGAAAACACCAACAATGCCAAAGGCAAAAAGTAGCTCATTAAAGAAAGGAAAGAAAGGTTCTTCTATTCCTAAGAAACCTTCAATGAAGTAATCGTATGAAGAAGATGGCTGCTAAAAAGACTGCTGCGAAGAAAGGGATTTCTGAGTACGGTGGGATGGAGAAGTATCCATCTAAGAAAGCAATGATGGCTCACGAGAAGAAAGAGCCTAAGAAGATGGAGGCTGCTGAGAAGAAAGCCTTCAAAGCAATGATAATGAAAAAGAAAAAGTAATTATGGCAAAGAACAAATTAAAAGAGCTTCTTGTTGAAAAGCCAACAGTAGAAGCAATCGAGCCGATTAGTGAGGACTTAACAGAAGACACTAACGAGGTTGACACAATCACTGACGTTCCTGTTGAGAGCGTTGAGGTTGAGAACAAATATCCCGGTAACACAACTCGTGCATATCGTTCATAAGCTATGGCTGACAAGTCTAAAATGAGCTGTAATCGTCCTGTCCCGTCTGATAGACCGGGCAAGAAGAGAATGGTCAAGGCGTGTGCTAACGGGCAGGAGAAGCTCATCCACTTTGGTGCGAAGGGCTATGGGAATAATTATTCTGCTGCTGCCCGTAAGAGCTTCCGTGCAAGGCATAAGTGCGACCAAGCCAAAGATAAGCTGACGGCTCAGCATTGGGCGTGTAGCTATCTATGGAAAGGACCGGGTGGTCCAACCACAAGTAATCCAAAAGGTAGAAAAGGAAAATACTAAAAATTATGGCAACACAAAAAAAATCAATAGGCAGAGATTATCCATTGGCTCCAACACCTCAACCTCCTCAAGACTCCACTGCTTATTATGCAAATAAAGAATATGTTTCTAATCTTAAAGCATTAACTGCACAAACAAAACCACAAATGGATTTTTATTTTAAAGAAGCAGATAAAGCAAAAGAAGATAGATTAAGACAAAAAAATAAAGGACAATCCGGATATGATAAAAACGGATTTCCAATTAAAAAATAAATGAAATGCAAACGCAGAAGTTTATGGGTAGGGGTCAGTTGCTTGAGCGATTAACAGCTCAGGTGGGAGACCGTAAGAAAGCCATAGCCATCTTGCAAAGCAGAGGTCATCTTAAAGCAGACGGCAAGACTTATACTGCTGAAGGAATGAAGAGAAATATGATGACGGCTGAGGAGAGAGCGAAGGACAGAGCCTCTAAACAAACGGGTCGTCCAAAGAAAGACTTCAGTTACAATCCTAAAACAAACAGAACGAAGTTAAAAAAATAGACTATGAGACATTTAAAATTAAAAGATAAGCCATTAAGACCTACTCCTGAAGTAAAGGATACGACTAACTATTCAAGACCTTATACTGAGGATGAGAAGGCAGTCATAATCAAAGAGCGTCCAAAGGTTAAGAAGTCTTTTAAAGAAATGTTTAAGGATACACCTCCAAGTTTCTAATAAGATGAAAGACGCCTGTTATAAAAAAGTAAAAGCTCAGTACGATGTATTCCCATCGGCACGTGCGTCACAGGCTATCGCCAAGTGTCGTAAGTCGTCGGGCAATGTTGTCAAGAGCGAGAAGGGCACATCATTAAAAAGGTGGGAGAAGGAGAAGTGGACAGACACACGCACGGGTAAGCCGTGTGGTGCAGGAGGGAGCAATGAGTATTGCAGACCTAAAGTAAAGGTGTCATCAAAGACACCAAAGACCATATCAGAGATATCGCCCTCAAGATTGGCTTCAAAGAAAGCTGAGAAGTCGAGGGTAGGTATGGGAAAAAAGATTTCAAAAGTTTAATATATTTGTCTAACCAAAAAAATAAAAAAAAATGAGAGATTATCCATTATCAACAACTCCAAATCCTTCTCCTTATTCAGGAGGTCCGGGAGACAAAGCGTCAGATATTATTAAAGCAAAGGCTGAAGCAAAAGCAAAAAAACTTGAAGCAAAAGCTAATCTTGCAAAAGCAAAGGCTGAAGCAAAAGCATTGAAAAACCAATCAAGAGTAAGTGTAATTAATGCTGCTGCTAACGCTGCTGCTAACACACCAAAAAGATAATAGTCCCTATGGGCGTTAAAGCAAATGTACGCAGTCGTGGTCTTGGCGATACTGTCGCCAAGATTACGAAAGCAACCGGCATCGAGAAGGCTGTCAAAGCTGTAACACAAGCAGTCGGAGTGAAGGACTGTGGATGCTCACAAAGACAAGAGACATTAAACAGGGTATTCCCTTATAACAATAAATAAAATGGCAACACAAAAATTACAAGTAGGACGAGCATTTGCTGTAAACATATTCAGTGATGATGTAGATATTCCATTCCCTGAGTTATCAGCATTTGGTACGACAACATCAGGAGGAGGAGGTAGTCCTCACTTAAATGATACCAATGCAAACTTTGTTCAAGGAGCTATTAATCCCGGTGATATTGTATATAATACAACAACAGGAGATGCTGATATTGTAGTTGGCATTAATAGTCCAACTCAAATAGAAATCTCAGGTGTTAGTGCAGGATTTAGCTCAGGTGAATCATATCAGATTTACGCAGGAAATAACCATCAAGGTTGCGTACTATACATTGGCGGTAGTGGGGATTTAGAAGTTCAGACTGTTGGTGGTGATAATGTTACATTTTTTGGTGTTACAGCAGGTCAGTTCATTCCTGTTAATGTAATGAAGGTAAGAACAGGCACAACAGCATCAGACATTTTAGCTCTTTGGTAAAATGGACGGGTTAGCAATTATAATCGGTAATCTAATAACAGGAACAAAAGGAAGTGGTGTAGTACCTCCTCCTACTACGCCTAATCTTATTATTACTGAAGATGTTGGCGATACAATTATAACAGAAACAGGAGACAATATAATACAACAATAAAATGGCAAATAAAAAATTCTCACAGTTTACATCGACTCCTATATCGTCAACAGGTTTTTTTGTTGGATATGATTCGGTATTAAACGATAATATAAGATTTAGCACTGTCCCTGTTTCAAATGGTGGCACAGGAGCTGATAATATAGGTGATGCGTTAAACACCTTAACAAACTCAGCAGGATTTGGCAATAACTATCTTTTAACAACATCATTTGGTACTGCTACATTTGAACAGGCTTGGAACATTCCTACTGTCCCTAAACAAGTAATAACATTGGTTCAATGTACTTCAACAGGAATTTCTATTCCTGATAGTACAGATACCATTATCCCTATGGATAGTCGATTAACGATAGCATCTAATAGTCCATTTCCTGCTCCAACATTATCAGGTAGTGATATTTTAATACCATCAACAATGTATGGGTATTGGAAGGTGACTATGAATGTTGTTTTAAGAGCATCTACACTCCCTACATTAACAAGATTACAGGCTTCTGTTTATAATGCTCGTGCTAATGATTTATTAAAAATGTTGGTTGATGAAGAGATTTGTCAAGGGGCTTCAGATATAGCTATAGCTTCAGGAAGTGGTATAATTCAAGTTAATGGAACATCCGATTTGCTTTCTATGAATATTTTTGTTGTGGGTGGTAATTTTGAAACTTATGCAGAGGTTAATACATATTGTGAAATGATTTTTGAATACTTACATACATAAAGGATGATACTTGACATTGTAAAATTAGACGACTTGAAGGTTTATGGCGTGAATACGGTGTGTGTCATCGTACTAAAATTGAAGGATATGACTCCTGAGTTGTCGGCAATACTGCTCTTGACAACGATAGCGTACACGGTGGTTCGTATAGCAAACGAAGTGCAAAAATTTAGAAACAATGGCAAAAGCAATCAAGGCAGCACCGAAGAGGATAATTAGAACGGTAAAGCGTAAGGGCGTTGTCGCTAAAACAAAGTCAAGTTCTATCAAGAGTAGTAAAAACTACGTAAAGAAATACAGAGGACAGGGACGATGAATCTAACTGAAAACTTCACTCTCGAAGAGATGTACAAGAGTACAACGGCTATCCGATTGGGTATTGACAATACTCCTTCGGATATTGTCGTAAAGAACCTATTGCAGTTATGCAAGAAGGTGCTACAGCCCTTGAGAGAGCATATGGATGAGTCTATTAAGGTAAGCAGTGGTTACAGAAGTCCTGACCTCAATAAGAAGATAGGTGGGAGTAAATCAAGCCAACATTGTTTGGGTCAAGCTGCTGACATCAGTTGTGGAGAAAGGACGGCAGAGATGTACCACTATATAAAAAATAATCTTATCTTCGACCAATTAATATGGGAGTTCGGTAACGATGAAAATCCTGATTGGGTGCACGTATCGTACTCTACAACAAACAATCGTAAGGAATGTTTACGAGCGTACAAGGTAAACGGTAAAACAGTATATCAACACATATGAAATCGACATATCTAACAATCAATGTATCAGACCTTGTAAAGGGTGCTACAGTGGCAGCAGGAACGGTGATGCTATCGTTAATCGGTAGTATGATTGAGTCGGGTGCTTTCATTACAGACGAGCAGTTAGTAATAGCAGTGAAGAGAGGTGTATTAGCAGCAGTAAGCTACCTAATCAAGAATGTATTCACGAACTCAAAAGACGAAATGTTTAAATCAGAATCAAATTAAATAAAATGGAAAAAGTAACTTACTTACAGAAAGAAGAATTGGAAAAAATCCAATCTATGAACGCAGAGTTCACAAAAATGAAAATAGCACTTGGAGAGACCGAGTTGCAAAAACAAACGGTTATCAACGCTATCAACGAGTTGAAGACATCATTCGCTATGCAGGAGAAGATGTTGATTGATAAGTATGGTGCTGATGCTGTGATTAATATTCAAACAGGCGAGGTAACTCAAAAACAATAATACTATGACACCGGGTAAATTTATCGGGACTTTGTTCCATTCAAGAAACGTAATGCACATCGCACACCTTCAGACGACATCGTTTGCAGAGCATAAAGCATTAAACGGATACTACGATGGTATCCTTGATTTGACGGATAACTTTTCTGAAGTTTACTTCGGTAGATTCAAGAGAGTAGAGATTATAATCCCTGAGGCTAAGAATATGGATGCAATTTCCCATTTAAAGGAGATGCAGTCAACGATTGAATCAGAGAGAGGTAACTACACTTCAGAATTGCAGAACATTATGGATGAGATGCTTAGTTTGATTAACAAAACATTGTATTTATTAACCTTAAACTAAAAACAAGATGGCTAAGATAAGTTCATACCCGTCGGATGCTAACGTCACGACGAGCGATAGATTAATAGGAAGTGATAATGAGAACTCCAACGAAACGAAAAACTTTAGCGTTGGAGATATCATTAACCTTGCAGCATCAATTATTGTTCCTCCCGGTGGATTTGTTCCATATACAGGGGCTACAGCAAATGTTGACTTAGGTGGATTTGGATTAACTACATCATATTTAACATCCAATTTAGGTATGTTTATAGATGGAGCTATCAGTTTGAATGGTGATGAAGGCAACACGGGAGAAGTATTAGTTAGTCAAGGACCGGGAGCTACTCCAAGTTGGGCTTCTTTATCAGGAACTTATGTTCCATACACAGGAGCAACAGGAAATGTTGACTTAGGCAGCAATAGCTTAGACGCTGATGTTATAAATGCAGGTGATGTTTATGCTAATAATCTTTTTAATGCAGTTGGCAATCCATTGGTATTCGTTGGAAATGACAGCAATAATCCGGTGGGATTATCTATCGATACATCAACCAATGTATTTAGATTAGGTGATTATAATGGTAACTTTAATGCTACACATATTAACATAGAAGATAGCTCATCAAGAATAACATTTGTGGGTGGATTTAATCTTTCAAATGGACAAGGAACGGCAGGACAAGTATTGACAAGTACAGGTTCAGGTACAACGCCACAATGGACTTCATTACCATCCACTTCAGGATTTGTTCCATATACAGGTGCTACGACAGGAGTAAACTTAGGCATCTATTCATTAACGGCTGCAAATGTAAACGCAAACAATGTTGTTCCTGTATTAGGTGGCTCAGGTAATATCTATTTAGGAGGAGCAGGGGGATATGGTGTTGCACAAAATGGAGTGTATTGTGTTGGTACAAATACAACAATATTAGGAAATTCGTTACCGGGTTCTTCTACAAATCTTGAAATTAGTGCATCGGGTACTTCGTTTACATTTAATAATGGATATGTAAATCTTGGTGGAACAAATGGACTTGTCCTTTTAAATGGGTCAGGGTCAACAGGAGAAGTATTGATTTGCTCAGGAGCATCATCAGCTCCTCTTTGGAGCAATGCAGCCGAATTAGCTACAAATACTTTTTGGAAAGGCTCTTTCTACGACACCATCACACAGACATTAACAGGAGGGGCAAATGTTGAAGTTCCTATTATCCTACGTAGTACGGATGTAACAGCTACTAATGGTGTTTCTGTCGTTACAGATGGAACAAATCTTACAAGGATAACATTTGCTAATGGAGGTACTTATAACATATTGTTCTCGGCTCAGTTAGCAAACTCAGCAGGTACATCTCAAACAGTTGATTTTTGGTTAAGAAAGAATGGTTCTACTGCTGCTGCTAATATTGCAAATACAAATGGTAAAGTTCTATTACAAGGTAATGCTAATTATTTAATGGCTGCTTGGAATTACTTTGTTACTGTAAATGCAGGTGACTATATTCAGCTTATGTGGACTGCTACATCAACAAATATAACGATGGTTTATGAAGCAGCAACTGCTGTTCATCCTGCAACGCCAAGTGTTATAGTAACAGTAAACTTAGTGTAATGGATATAAGAAAGATTGCCATTGGTCCTGACTACAAGAGTGGAGCTATGCACTACATCGTAGGGCAGAAGGTACTCGGAGACACCAATGAAATCCATCTTATAAAGTTTGACGCAGAGAAACAATCAATTTTAATCTACATTATAAATAAAAAAGAGGAGGTTGTACTTTGGAAAGAGTTCAACTCCTCAGTTCCAATATCAATCGAATATAATATAAACTACTGATGAGGTCGCCATTTTATTTCATAGCAAAGCCGGTTAAGGGCAAGAGATACGACAACACAAAGGAGATAGGTGGCATTGAACTAATAGTAAGTACATCAGAAGAAGACCATAAGTTTTCAAACAGATATGCAGAGGTCCTTGAAACTCCGTTAGGATATAAAGGACCTATTGCTGTTGGTGATATACTATTAGTGCACCACAATGCTTTCAAGTTTTACAATGATATGAAGGGAAGACAGAAGAGTGGTAGGAGTTTCTTTAAGGACGATAAGTTCTTTATAGAGTTCGACCAATTCTTCCTATATAAGAAGGATGGCAAATGGTTCACGCACGACAGATACTGCTTCGTGAAACCTATCCCTGCTACTGAATCCTATATTGTAAAGCCATTCTCGGAAGAGCCTTTGATGGGCGTGATGAAGTATCCTAATGAGTATCTCATCAGTCAAGGAGTGAAAGAGGGAGACAAGGTATGCTTTGCTCCTGATAGCGAGTATGAGTTTACCGTTGACGGAGAGAAGCTCTATCGTATGTATGACCATCAGATAACTATTAAGTTATGAAGAGTACAAAGGAGATTAAGGAGCGTATCATAGCAGCAGGATATGAGGCTGTTGAGCAGCTCATAAAGGTTGCAAAAGAAGACATCATCAAGCCTAATGCTGATGATGAGTTAGCTGCTGACAAGCTAAAGAATGCAGCAGCGACAAAGAAGTTAGCCATCTTCGATGCCTTTGAGATATTAAGTAGGATAGAATCGGAGAAGGAGAACCTCGATACAAGTAATAGTGGTCCAAACAAAATAGATTCGATACAAGGATTTGCTGAAAGAAGGTCAAAATAACATATATACGGTTTTAAAAAACCACGTGCCTCTTACCATTATCAAGAATAAGAATAAGGGGCGTACTTGGCATTATGGATATAATGATAAGTATGATATGGTGGTCATTTCCAAGACCGGTCAGATAGGAGAGATAGTAAATATCTCAGGTTTAAATATAGCATTACCTGCTGCTCCTGATGATTGCTACAAAAGACATCAGACAAAGAGTGAGCAGTATTGGGAGAGACGTGAATTACCAAGAGAACTAAGCAAGATACCATCAATTTTTCAGTGGAACGTGATGCCATCGGAGTTTAAAAGCCGTTGGGTGGACTACATTGAGAACGAATTTGACTATAGGGAGCAAGGTTTTTGGTTTATGAACGCAGGAGAGCCTACCTATATCACGGGTTCTCACTATATGTACCTACAATGGTCAAGTATTGACGTAGGATATCCCGATTATCGAGAGGCAAATAGGATTTTCTTCATCTTTGGGGAGGCTTGTAAGGCTGACCCACGCAGTTTTGGGATGATATACCTCAAGATACGTCGTTCAGGATTCTCCTTTATGGCTTCCTCTGAGTGTGTCAACACCGGAACTATCGTTCGTGACGCTCGTATTGGCATATTATCCAAGACGGGAGCTGATGCTAAGAAGATGTTCACCGATAAGGTCGTTCCAATCAACAGCAAACTGCCGTTTTTCTTCAAGCCGATTATGGATGGTATGGACAAACCGAAGACGGAATTAGCGTTCCGTGTTCCTGCGTCTAAAATCACCAAGAAGAATATGCACGAGGTGGCAGGAAACGAGTATGACGGGTTAGATACTACCATAGATTGGAAGAATACCGAAGAAAACTCGTATGATGGGGAGAAATTAGTGCTGTTAGCCCACGACGAGAGTGGGAAGTGGATGAAGCCCAACAATATCTTGAATAATTGGCGTGTTACTAAGACCTGTTTGAGGTTGGGTAGCAAAATTATTGGTAAGTGTATGATGGGTTCGACCTCTAATGCGTTGAGTAAGGGGGGAGATAACTTTAAAAAGCTATATGAGGACTCTAACATAGGCACTCGCAATGCTAACGGGCAGACCAAGAGTGGAATGTACTCATTGTTCATTCCTATGGAGTGGAATATGGAGGGATTCATAGATAGATATGGGATGCCTGTACTAAGAAAGCCAAGTGGTGAATTAAGAGGTGTTGATGACCAAATAATCACCAATGGAGCTGTAGATTATTGGGAGGCAGAGGTTGATTCCTTAAAGAGTGACTCGGATGCGTTGAATGAATTTTATCGTCAGTTCCCAAGAACAGAGTCTCACGCTTTCAGAGATGAAAGTAAGCAGTCGTTATTTAACCTTACCAAGATATATCAGCAGATAGACTACAATGACTCTATGATTAAGGAGCATTACCTTACTCGTGGTAACTTCCATTGGAAGGATGGTGCGAAAGATACGAAGGTGGTGTGGAGTCCTGAGAAGAATGGAAGGTTCTTGGTTAGTTGGCTACCACCGGCACACCTTCAGAATAGGTTCTTTGAGAAGAACGGAATGATGTATCCCGGCAATGAGCATCTTGGTGCGTTTGGCTGTGACCCCTACGATATATCAGCAGTGGTGGGTGGAAGAGGTTCTAACGGAGCATTGCACGGGATGACTAAGTTCCATATGGAAGATGGACCAAGTAATGAGTTCTTCTTAGAATACATAGCAAGACCACAGACAGCAGAGATATTCTTTGAGGATGTACTGATGGCGTGCGTGTTTTATGGTATGCCTGTACTAACGGAGAATAACAAGCCTCGTTTATTGTATCATTTTAAGAACAGGGGGTATAGACCATTTTCATTGAATAGACCTGACAAGGCATATTCTAAGTTATCAAAGACAGAGAGAGAGCTTGGAGGTATTCCAAACTCATCAGAAGATGTAAAACAAGCTCACGCATCAGCGATAGAGTCGTATATAGAGAAGTACGTAGGATTAGATTTAGTTGGTACGTACAGACCATCGGATGAGATGGGCACGATGCCATTCATAAGAACATTAGAGAATTGGGCTAAGTTCGATATCAATGATAGGACTAAGTACGATGCTGCCATCAGTTCGGGGTTAGCGATAATGGCAAACCAAAAACACCTCTATGTACCTGAAAAAAAAGAATCGAAAATAAGTATTAACTTCGCAAGATATAGTAATGATGGGAATATAAGCCAATTAATGAAATGAAGAAAGACATACAAATTGACATATTTAACACGACCTTTCCAAGTCAGATGGCTTCCGATGCAGAGAAAGCATCAGAGGAATTTGGCTTACAGGTAGGTCAGGCTATTCAGTATGAATGGTTCAGAAAGGATGGTACATCGTGTAGATACTATGCACAATGGAGAGACTTTCATCACGTGAGATTATATGCACGTGGAGAGCAACCTGTTGGTAAGTATAAAAATGAATTAGCTATTGATGGAGACCTTTCTTATTTGAACTTAGATTGGACTCCTGTACCTATCCTTCCGAAGTTTGTTGATGTTGTTGTTAATGGTATGTCTGACCGCTTGTTCAAAGTAAAAGCATATGCACAGGATGCAATGTCTCAAGCAAAGAGAAGTAAGTATCAAGACCTTGTAGAATCAGAGATGGTTGCAAAGCCTGTGCTTGATATTATTAAAGAACAATCAGGTATTAATCCTTATATTACTAAAGAAGAAGAGCTTCCTACTAATGATGAAGAACTTTCTTTATATATGCAGTTAAAGTACAAACCTGCTATTGAGATTGCAGAGGAAGAAGCTATCAATACTATATTTGATTCAAACCATTATCAAGATACTCGAAAGAGGCTTGATTATGATATGACGGTATTAGGTATTGCTGTTGCAAAACACGAATTTCTTCCCGGTTCAGGAGTAAAAATTTCTTATGTTGACCCGGCAAATGTGGTGTATAGTTATACTGAAGACCCGTATTTTAGAGACTGCTTTTATTGGGGAGAGATTAAGACACTTCCTATTACTGAGTTATTAAAGATTAATCCATCTTTGACAAAGGAAGACTTACAAGAAATAAGTATGTATAGTCAAGGATGGTATGACTACTATAATGTTGCACAGTTCTATCAAAACAGTTTATTTCATCGTGATACTTGTACTCTTCTTTACTTTAATTATAAGACTACAAAGAAGATGGTCTATAAAAAGAAGATTCTTGAGAATGGAGGGACGAGAGTAATTGAGAAGTCTGATACATTCAATCCTCCTAATGAGATGATGGAAGAAGGACGTTTTGAAAAGATGGAGAAGACGATTGATGTATGGTATGAAGGTGTAATGGTAATGGGAACTAATATCCTATTAAAGTGGCAGATGTCTGAGAATATGGTTCGTCCTAAGTCAGCATCTCAATATGCTATACCAAACTATGTGGCTTGTGCTCCTCGTATGTATAAGGGAGTTATTGAGTCATTAGTTAGAAGGATGATACCATTCGCTGATTTGATTCAGATTACTCACTTAAAGTTACAACAAGTAATTGCAAGAGTAGTTCCTGATGGTGTATTCATTGATGCTGATGGGTTAAATGAGGTTGATTTAGGAACAGGTAATGCTTATAATCCTGAAGATGCGTTACGACTATACTTCCAAACAGGTAGTGTTATTGGTCGAAGCTATACGCAGGATGGCGAGTTTAATAATGCTCGTGTACCTATCACGCAGCTCACATCAAATTCAGGGGCTTCTAAGACACAGATGTTGATAGCTAACTACAATCATTACTTAGATATGATTCGCTCTGTAACAGGCTTAAATGAAGCGAGAGACGGAAGTATGCCTGACCCGAACTCATTAGTTGGTGTTCAGAAGTTAGCAGCATTAAATTCTAATACAGCAACACGTCATATCCTTGAGTCAGGATTGTTTATCTATAGAACATTAGCAGAAGCAATAACATATCGTGTGGCTGATATCCTTCAATATGCAGACTTTAAAGATGACTTTGCTAATCAGATTGGAAAGTATAATGTATCTATCCTTAATGACATTAAGGACCTATATATTTATGACTTTGGTATATTTATAGAGGTATCACCTGATGAAGAGCAGAAAGCACAGCTTGAAGCTAACATTCAGATGGCATTGTCGAAAGGAGATATTAACCTTGAGGATGCTATTGATATCCGTGAAATTAAGAACCTT